AGATTGTCCTGATACGTAAATAACAGGTTGTTGTTTCCACTTATGCGCAGTTCCGCCTCCGCAACTGCTCGATGAGCTAGTTACGGAACTTGAATTTGAACTCACCATCGAGGAACTGCTGGCGCTGTTCACTGTCGAAGAAGAGTTGCTGCTCGAGGCTGAACTTGATGTGCTTGTAGTTTCTCCGCCATATCCTTCGTTATTTTCAGCGGTATCTCCTCCGAAGCCGCCATCATTCCCGGCACCGCCCGAGCCATCATTCCCACCTTGATTATTCGAGGAGGTAGACGAGTTGGTTTCTGCGGACGAGAATTCAGGAAGTTCATCAGTAAAATCGTTCTTGTCGAACTTGTTTCTATGATGGACTGGATAGTGGGTTTTTTCGATATTATCGCCCGGCGAGTCTTCAAAAACGTCGGTATAAATCTCTACTACGCCAGAACAAGAAACTCCCGTCGTTGAGCTCGCCAAGATTAAAAGAGAAATAATTTGATTCTTTTTTGACAGCATCGTCATATTTTTAGTATATCATTCATCAACCGAGATTGGCACATGACTAACGAAAAAAAAGTTCGACAGATCATTAGAGAAGAATATCTTAAAGTCGCAGACAAAAATGGCCTTTCGCCAAAGTTGTCAGAGGGGCTTCGTTGGCATTTAGAGGAAGGCGTATCCTTCGAGACACCTGTTTATCGAGCTGGGACTGATAAATACTTTTCTTTAATAAAGGAAGCCAAATGGTTATATCACGAGAAACTATATCAACCGCAATCGCAGTTTGAGGTCGAATTATTGGAATCAGATCTAGGCGAGTGGGTGGAATTTGATGGTAAAAAAGTTCCTCTTGATTTTCCTTTGCAGGACCTAAACGAGATGGAATATAAGGGTCGCGAGGTTGAGTTGGGTAAACCGAAAAAGGGTTCGGGCGGTAAAGCGTATGTATACGTACGTAATCCGAAGACAGGGAAGGTGAAGAAAGTCTCCTTCGGTTCGTCGATGCCCGATGCGATGGGCGATTCCGAAGCCGCTCGCAAAAGGCGCAAATCTTTCGGCGATAGACACAATTGTGCCGAAAAAGACGATAGAACAAAACCCGGTTACTGGGCTTGTCGAGCTACGAAATTTTTTGGTCGCGATATCCCTGGTTGGTGGTGATGTTTCCATTTCAGGAAAATATTTCCAGTGGCGTTCGTTCTAGGACGTTCGACAGGGACGTTCCAACGACCGAGTTAGTGTGGCATCGTGACGAGAACGACAGGATAGTTAAAGTAATAGAGTCGACGGGATGGTATTTTCAATTCGATGATGAACTACCGTTTTCGCTGCGACCAGGAGACGTATTGAATATCCCAAAAGAAAAATGGCATCGCGTTATTCGTAAGGAAAACAGTAGTAAATTGATAGTAGAAATAGTAGAAATGAAGGTTGTGCAACATGTCTGAAGAACTAGAAGAAGTAAAAGAAGTTTCAAAGTCGTCACGGAATGAAACGATTCTTGCAAAAGCAAAAGCTGCAACCATGATAATAGGCGCCGTTGCTACTGCATGTACCGCTGTTTGGGGTGCTGTACGACAACCACCAGAGCCTGGGGCTAAAATTGCCTACGAGGTCTTAAAAGAGGCGTTGCAATACGAAAGAGACCGCAGAGAAAAACTAGAAGAAGAAATAGATTCGTTTAAACCAAAGATAGAAAGTTGCGCAGAATTCGAGAAAAAAATTGAAAACGAAATTAGACAATTTAACTTGATCAACAAAAAATCAAGTCGCTCACCTGCTTCTGTAGCGATTGGATCAGAAGTTTCGAACGAATCAAAGTCGAATGAGCAACTTCCCAAGAATCGTTCGCAACGTCCCGAATTACCCTCTTCAAAAGAACTTGGACTTTGAAGAGCCTTTGATATTTAACGTTAAAAAAAATATTGCGACCGAGATTATCGCAATTGCGGAATGACAAAATATCATCTGTTTATCCTATAATCAACGTCAGGCAATATATATCAATATCTATGAGAATAACCATAGCGCAATTAAAAAGATTAATTAGAGAGACACTGACGTCCGAAGAAGCAGAGGTTCCAGGTCGATGGACAGCAACGAGCGGCGAACCTATAGACGATGAAGACGAAGAGCGTCGAGGCTATGGGGGTTTTGTAGACCCTATTGGCGATGAATTAGAAGAAACGAAGAATACGCTGTGGGGAAATATTCGAGCCAGAAGAAAAGCTGGTAAACCTCGACTAAAACCTGGTCAAAAGGGATATCCCAAGACGCTAGACGTTGAATCGCAAGAGATGTCGCAAGGTCACGAAGACCCATCGAAATTGGTACAAACGATGAATCGTCAAGGCGATGGTTACGAATTCGATCAAATGGGTCGTCGCAAAAAAAATTGATAAGATGAACAAAGTATCTTTTTTGGATACAATCGAATCGTGTCATTTCCAGAAAAATTAATTGATCGCGAAAAATACATTCTTGATCGAGTACTTGCAGGCACGTTCGAGGCATCTTGGACCGAAATAACACATTCAGCGGGTGGTTACGTCGCAAAATTTCAAGTGATGGACGACGCCTTAAAAATCGACGGGATTCGAGTTAATGTTAGCGCGAAATTACAACAGAATCTTGCGGATTTGTTTGACGCTTCGATGATGACCGCGCAACTTGCAGATATTGTCTATATTTCTGCTCAGCGACGAATTGATCCTGCTCCGATGACAATATCATCTACTGTAGCATCGATGACAAAACATTCAAGCAATGTTGATGCAAAGATAAAAAAATTGGGCATCAATTCTGGACTTGTAGCAGATCCGGGCAAACATTGGATTCTGGATAAAAAACTAGAACAGTTGCCCGGTCGAGCTTGCAATTATGGTTGGCATTTTTTCGGTAATTCTTATCAAGGCATTAATGGATTTCCCGTCCCCTCTAGTTACAATAAACTTAATGGAAAACCTGTAAAAGTAATTCAACCGAATGCGACAGCCCACGATATGTTGCATTCTGATTATTCTCAAATATGTCAGTTGGTTTCCCAGACGTGTTGGGTAGACGGAGTAGAAAAAAGATTTTCTGAGTTGTTAGTTGATTCGAAGTTATCTGTTTTAGTCAATCATCAAGGACCTTTGAAGGTTATAAGACAACCCGGAGTCGCCGAGTTGAAGGGTCAACTCATCATGTTTCCTACGACAATCGTCGTTCAGGCACCTATCGTTTGATGGAGAAAATTGTATGCCTACATATGAATACGGTTGCTTAGCGTGTAGTGGCTCCTTTGAAGCGTACCAATCTATTAAGGCGCCTAAAGGAGCCGAATGTCCTCACTGTAAAACGTTTTGCTTAAATCGACTAATTCCTTGTGGGACTTCCTTCGCTTTAAAGGGCGGAGGCTGGTACAAAGATCTATATTCTTCAAAAAAATGAATTTAAGATTTTATTAATTCGTCGTACGTTTCGATGGGAATTTCTATTTTAGGATTATTTCCTAACTGTAACTTTCGTTGTTCCGCGAAAGTTTGAATCGCTGAAGATGTGCTTGGTCCCCAAACCCCATCTATTTTTATCTTGTAGAGTCCAAGCTTCGTTAGTTTAGTTTGGGCTTCAACTAACGTTTGTTTTGTCCATTGAACAGTATGCGACTGCAATTCGTTTAGTTTACTAAACAATTCGCCTTCTGATTTACGTCTATTGTACAATCCCTTATTGATCTGCAATACACCATTGATTCTTGCCTTACTCCAGGCGAGAAGCTTTTCTGGTACGTCTGCATAATTTCCTTGATTCAAGGTTTTACACGCGTCGCTCATTGCGTAAACTCCCGTACCACAATTGAAACCGAAAGAAACCAAGGCATCGAATTGATTTTGATTTAGTGGCACTTTTATTCTAGCTCGTATTGAATCTTCGCATTTTTTAACGTCTGATGCTAATAGTTCGTAGGCCTTTTCGAGAGATATCTCAACTCCATCTGGGAAATTTTCGTTGGGTTTTATTAAATGACCAATTCCTATTGTTCTTAGACCTGCGATATCTAGATACGGTTTAAGAACGCAACCTTCCCATTTGGCTATGAATTCTAATCCTGATTTAGAAGTAGACATTGAATCGTTTACGCCCATCGCAAAATCCTCCTGGATTAATTACGATGCAATGTGCGAGATAGCTACTGTAATATCATTTAATCATGTCGATTGACAGACGAATGCTTGCGATGGCGGCGGATGTTGCTAGAGACAATCCAGAAAAATTCGATAATCGATCGTTCTGTCTCGGTGCGGTTGGACTTCGCAAAGATGGCGTAATCGTAACGGCGAAAAACATCGCCGCGGCAAATATTGTTCCTACACACCACGCAGAAGCTCGAGTTGTTAGAAAACTCACGCCCGATTCTATAGTCTGGGTCACTCGAGTGCTGAGATCTACAGGCGAATGGACGATGTCAAGACCTTGTTTAGGTTGTCAAGGTAGAATGCGGGCTGCGGGTGTAAGAAGAGTCGTCTATACCATCGGTCCTGACGAATGGGGCACAATTCAATTAATCGATTGATGCAAAGTTTTTTCTCGACGAGGTACATATAACAATATGTCGAACGTAGTATCGCTTACCGAAAGAAGAGAAGTTTGGAAACAAGTTTATCGTAAGGATAATTTGCGAGTACAAATTTCGAATCACGGTCGTTTTAAACTATTGAGCAACAACGAAATCACTCATCTCGAATTTTTTGATTCTGTAACTTTCTTAAAGGAACTTAGCGAGTCTTTAGAGCACGTAATGTGTTCTATGTACAACGAAGGTCACTGACTTTACATTACGAAATAAGGAAAAAAACACAATGTCTAAGAAGAACAAGAATTTCAACAAGAACTTTAGTAATGACGCGCCGGAGATTTACAACATGGATGATATTGGCTACATGGTCGATGAGGCGATTCATGATCGAGCTACTCGATTGGAACACGAGAAATCTAGACTGGTCGCGATGAATCGCGATCCATATCTTTGGGAAGTTGAACTAGCGTATCTTCAACGCGAACAAGACCTGCGTCAAACTCGAGCTGCGCTACATGCTGAATTTGTTAAAAAGTTCGTTCCCGCAGCCGAAGTCGATGCTGTTTTAGCAGAAAATTCTGTGGACGAAGACAACGGACTTAACTGAAATGCTAGACAACATTAGTAATAAACAAAACACGATTTCTAGTTATCTTGGGTCTTTGCAATCGTTCCCGCAACTTGAGCATGAAGAGCTCGTTAAGCTTTTTCAGGTTTATGAAAAAGGTGGAAGCGGTGCTGTAAAAGCTCGTCAAAAACTTACAGAATCAAACCTGAGACTAGTCGTTTATATTGCAAAAAAACAAAAAGGACACAACATCCCGCTAGAGGATCTTATTCAAGAAGGTAACCTAGGTTTATTGAAAGCAATCGATAAATTTGACTGGAAGAAAGGCTTTCGTTTTTCGACATACGCGACGTGGTGGATTAAACAAGCGATTAGTCAATATGTTTTAAAGCGTAAGAAGATTATTCGTCTACCAGCTCACGCTGCATCCGCGCAAAAGAAGCTCATCGAAGCATCAGACGCGTTTAAAGAAGTTAAGGGATATGGTCCTACTTCGGAAGAATTATCTGAGATTATTGATGTTTCTGAAACAGTAATCAAGGCGACGATGCAGTCGGGTAAAAACATTATTTCACTCCAACAACAAATTGGAGATAATGGTAATTCTACCCTAGAAGACAAACTTGAAGACAACAATTATGCCAACGATCCATTCGAATCGTTGGCTAAAAAAGAAATGATGATCGTCGTTAAAGACGTGATGTCTAGTCTTTCGATAAAGGAAGCTGCGATCTTAAGATTGAGATTTGGATTGTACGACGACATTGACTCAAAAGACTACGAAGTAACAGATGAACAAGCTAAGCTAATCGCAACAGGACAGAGTCCAACATGAATTATTTGTTGTTAACTTTGTTTTTGTCTACAGTTTTTAACGTCGTCGTTTCCGTCTTCAATTTACGACAATTAGTTTTTATCAGAAAATTCATAACTGAAAGTCAAGAGCAGGATTTGCAACAATCCCAGCAAGAAGCCCAAGACATACACAATATTTTAAATAATCGATTGTTGGATTTGCAGAGTAGAAAATACGCTCTTCAACGTGGGACAAAAAGAAGATGAACAAAAAGAAAAATGGTAACGCAAAAGGTTATGCTACCGTTCTTGATGACGATGGTATCAACTATAGAGAAATCGCAGATATTATGTCCGAGATCGGCTTCATAATGAATCATTCGAGTGCGCGCAATTATGTGTTGCGAGTTATGACCAAATTTGCTGAAGCTTTCGATAGAGAGTGGGATTTAAACCTTTCCGAAGGCAAGATTCGTGATGTGGCTGCATCGCCACAATTTCAAAATGTTATCTCAGATCTGCTACATAATCTTGAGACTTCTCAAGAAAATAAGCTGACGCCATAATTAATTGAGGAATTATGTCAAAATTTAAACCAAAAAAACTGCCACCGATTCGTTTAACGGATCTACTAAAAAAGAAAAAAACAAACTTAAAGCAATTTTTAAGCGCTTCTGGTATTACTACCTATTTCACATTAGAACAAAAATGCGACAAAATGGGAGTTTCTCCACCACTCGAAACTGAATTTCATGAAGCGGTTGGTATTATCGTTTCATCTCCACAGGAAGGGGTTGTCGTTCTAGACCCTCCCACTCTTTTAAAAGATACAGGTAAAAAAATTCAAGTCGATGAATCTCCCACTATTCATACGCAAACAGTCTCTGAAGTAAAACTAGAGATTGATAATCTTAAGCAAGATGCAATAATTAAAGAAAATTTGATTTTGCAAAAATCTTCGAAGAAAAAGAAAGAAACTGCGACAGAAGAGTTGTGAAATGTTCGACGGACGCATGATAGATTGAATCTATGCAGTCTGTCATCGACATCCTGGAACAGCTCGAGGCCAACAACTCTCGTCTATTCAAAGAGGAACTTCTTGAGTCTCAGGTCACCAACGACCTACTCAAGAAGGTCTTCGTAGCCTCTGGCGATCCTTACATCAACTATTACGTGAATAAATTCAAGATACCCAAGGCGGAGGGAATCGGTGCCGATGATCTCGTTCTAGAACATTTCCTTGATGACATCTACGAAAAACTCTCCACGCGTAAAGTGACTGGCAACGCCGCCAAAGATCTCGTGGTCCGACTCTTCACGGACATGACCGGTCCACAACAGAAGTGGTGCCAAAGGATCCTCCTGAAAAATTTACGGTGTGGCGTCCAGTCCACCACGATCAACAAGGTGTGGCCTGGTGCCATCGTTGGATTCTCGGTTCAGCTAGCCGAGACCCTAAAGACTCGGTACGAGGACGGTAAGGGAATCATCATCTGCGAACCGGTGATGTATCCGACGTGGGTCGAACCGAAGCTCGACGGTCTTCGGTGCATAGCCGTGAAGTATTCGGGCGAGGTGACGATGTTCACTCGCAACGGTACCGTCCTCGAAACCCTACCTCGGATCAAGTCTCTCCTCGAATCTGCTCCGTGGGACGAGTTCATCCTCGATGGGGAGGTCATGGGTGAAACGTGGAATGATTCTGCTTCGGTAGTCATGTCTCACAAGAAAGGCAAGGACGATTCGAAAATGATCTTCCACGTCTTCGATGCCCTGCCATTTGATGACTGGCGTGATCAAGAGAGCCATCTAGACCTTGAGGACAGGTTGGAACTCGCCGAGGAATTGGTGTCGCAGGTCGGCAATTCGGCCGTGGTCAAAGTCCAAGGTCGACTAGCTAATGATCAAGATGAGCTCCTCGCAGCATACCTCCAGGACACCGACGCCGGTTACGAAGGCGTCATGGTAAAGGATCTCGTCGCTCCATACCTCTTTAAAAGATCTTCTAATATTCGCAAACTAAAACCAATTAAGACGTTTGAAGGAATTATTGTGGGTCACTACGAGGGCCGGAGAGGCTCCAAGCGTGAGGGCCTATGGGGCGGCTTCGAGGTCGTCCTGCCTAACGGTGTGGTGACTCGCGTTGCGGGCGGATTTACTGATAAACTAAAGGCCGATATTAATCTAGATCCGGATTCGTGGATTGGACGAATCATCGAGATGGAAGGTCAACCTGATCCTCTTACGGGAGATGGATTGACAAGGGATGGTAAGGTTCGGTTCCCTGTCTACATTCGCGAACGTGACCCTAGGGATGTTGATCCGCGACTAATCGAAGTTGGTAAAAATTATACTTGATTGGTAAAATAGTCTCAACGCAATATGACAAAACCATGACAAAAAATATTTCAATTTAGAACATTGAATTTAGATTCTTCTACACGTTTTAGTACTTATTACGAGTTGCTTACGCTGGTGTAAGTAACGCTTTAAAAGGTATTAAAACTATGGCCATTTCAAGAATTCAACAATCTCAAATTTCTGGTTCGTTGTCTTATTTAGACAACCTTGCTATGGGCTCTGGTCTTTCCAACAAGACCAAGCTTTCTGATGATCTCAACGCCCTTCGTTCTTTGATCAAGGACGTCAAGGGTTCTTCAGCCTGGTATGATGCGGCATCGCAAGATCTCTCCGAGATCTACGCCGCGATGCATGCGCAGGGATCTGGCGCCGCTTTCCAGGGCGCAATCGCGACCGTCGGCAGCGCGTCTATTGGTGCAGCGCTCAACGTCACAGGAGCAGCTACGCTTTCAAGCACTCTAAGCGCCGGTGCTTCTACGCTCAGTTCGCTAGTCGTGTCGGGAAATGGAACCGTCGGTGGAACATTAGGCGTTCAAGGTATAACGCAATTAACTGCCACATCAAACTTCGCTAATGGTTTGTTCGTTACGGGAAGCAACGGACTCAATGTTGGCAATGACCTCGCCGAACCACAATTCCAGGTTGAACAAGATGGTTCAATGACGGTGAAGGCCGCGGCGTCTATACAAAGCCTCTCAGTCACTGGATCCTCAGGTTTAGCGGTCGTAGGTGCTTCTGCACTCTCCGGCGGCGCTACTGCTGCCAATCTTGTGGTAGCTGGAACTGGTTCCTTTGGCGGGGCAGTTTCTATGGCTAGCACTCTCGGCGTCTCAGGAAACTCACAGCTCGCTAGCGTTGATGTCGGTGGCGGTTTCGG